GGAACAGTTCGTGTTGTAGTTATGAAAAGAATATAAGGAGTAAATAATGGCGAATAAATATTCTAATACAAGTTTAGATATTGTATCTACTGGTGGTGGTTCAAATCAAGTAACTATACCAGCAGGTACAACAATAAGGGGTGGCACTGGTACTGGTGGGGCTACAAGCGTACCGTGTAAAGAAGCATACTTACAACTTACATCTGGTACTGGCGTTAGGGTAAATATTGGGGTAGCAGCATCGGCGACCGCAGGAATAGATGTACCAAAGTTTGGAACAAATCATAATGTATTGCGAATACCTATAGATGATTTGAATAAGCTTTATTTTATTGGTACCAGTGGTGATAAAGTAGATATTTTATATAGGACTTAAATTATGGCTTTGAGGAAAACTGATATAGCTTATATTGCTGGTTTGGTCGATGGTGAGGGGAGTATATTGATTGCTAAATCATACCAAACTAAGTATGGTAATTGTTATAGGGTTAGTACAACTATAGCAAATAATAATTTAGCTGTATTGGAATGGGTTAATGACAAATTTGGTGGTTGCATATATAAATCTAATAATTGTTATATGTGGCAATTAAATGGGAAGAAGTGTCATAAGCTTTTAATATTATTAACTCCTTACTTAAAAATTAAAAGCGAACAAGCAGAATTAGCTTTACAATACATCAGTACTATCAAACATACTGGTTCTAAAAGGCTTTCTAAAGTTATTATTAAACAAAGGGAAAAGCTTAGAAAAGAAATGCAAAAGTTAAACGGCGGAAGATTTATAACACAAGGGAAAAAAGAAAATGTCACTTTTCAAACGTAAAAAGAAAAAAATTGTTAAACCTACGGCTAAAGAGCAAAAAATAATTACTGCTCGATTACAGAAAAAGTATCCTCAGATGTACACACCTATTGGGTTTAGTAAACAAGAACAAAAAGCATTTGAGGGGTTATCACCTGCTGATAAAAAAGCATTGATGAAAATGACTGGTCGTAAGATGAAGAAAGTTTATAGGAAAAAGTGAGGTAACTAAAATCGCAAATATAGATATGTCAAGTCCAATAAAAGGTGTAAGTGAATCACTTGACCCATCTAAGCAAGTTCCTCTTACCTCTGGGTATATGAATAATGTAAGAGCAACAGATGTATTGGAAAAGCAAATTCGTATTGGTCAGAGACCGGGATTAGATAAAGTATTTGATGAGCAGATTGGTGGTGGGACTCATCCTATAATTGCAATTTGCGTTGTGACTACGGTGGATTAAATGGCTACTAAAATTGATTCATATATTGTTAATGATGATTCAAACGGTACTGTAATTTCAGGCAATGCTTGGGAGTCTCAAACTTTTACAACATCTCAAGCTTATAATATCAGTGCTGTAAAATTAAAACTTCTTAGAACAGTAGGGTCAACCCCAGGCACAGTAACAGTAAGTATTAAAGCTACTGTTAGTGATAAACCTTCTGGAGCAGATTTAGTGGTTGGTACTACAAGTGGAAATACTTTACCAGAATTAGGTTCTACACCAGAATGGAGAACAATTACATTTACATCTGTTGCTGCTTTAACAAATAATACGAAGTATGCAATTGTTGTTCGTGCTGCTGCTAATTATATAGCGTGGAGAGTAGATGTTTCAAGTCCCACTTATGCAGATGGTTCAAGAGCATTTTCCACAAATGGGGGGACAAGCTGGACTCTTGATTCTGGTGATGACTTCATGTTTGAAACCTATGATGATAGTGGTGCCGGAGCCTCATCTCCATCATCTGATAAAACATATAGTAAAAAACTTGTTGCTATTGGTAATAATGAAGTGTGGCATCAAACAGATACTACTACAATGTCTGATTTTACAAATGCTACTGGTGGTGTAAATACTGCTAATCCATTAACAGTTTGTGATGCATTTCAAAAACTGTTTATCGCTAATCAAACCAATCTTAAAGTTGTCGATTTTATTAATACAAAACTTACTACTGCTACAGCACCTACAAATAATCCTAATCCTGGAACTGTTTTAACTGCTGATGTTTCAAAAGCTTCAATGATAGTAGATTATGTTGCTCCTGATGCCAAAACTATATATGGTAAAAGAACTACTGTTGCAACTTTTGGAGCCGAAGTAATATCAGGCACAGATGACGATGGTAATGATATTGATTTTACTACAAGTATTGTTGAAACTGCTCCCCCACATTGGTATAACTGGACTGTGTTTGGTAATGTAGCCGATGCAGATAAGTATGGTACAATGCCCACTTCTGCTTATTTGGTTTGTAGATATAGAGGTCGCCTCGTTTTATCAGGTGACCCTAACTATCCTCACCAATGGTATATGTCTAAGATTGGATTTCCATTTAATTTCTTATATGGTACAAGTGACCCTATGAGTGCTGTTGCTGGAACTAATGCAGATGCAGGAGAACTGGGTGATATTGTTAGAGCTTTAATTCCGTTTGGCGATGATTTCTTAGTTTTTGCTTGTGCTAACTCTATTCATTTGTTAAACGGTGACCCTGTAGCTGGTGGAAGTATTGATGAATTAGATAATAAAACTGGAATCTTTGGCCCTTGGGCTTGGTGCATAGATGGAGTAGGGGATTTATGGTTTTACGGTACTGGTGGTTTATACAAAATGGCAGGTGGCCGTTTTAAACCTATAAATATTAGTCAATCACATTTACCACAATTAGTTGATACTTGGGCTGCTGTACCTGGGACTCATCGAGTAGTTCTTACTTATGACCCGTTTAGAAATGGTGTACTTATTTCAAGAACTACATTGGCTGATGGAACAAATCTTAATTATTGGTATGACTTAAAGACAGAGGGGTTCTATCCTGAAACTTACCCAACTGCTTGTGGAGTATTTTCCTCTACATATTATGATTCTGACACAGCAGCTACAAAAGGGTTGGTGTTAGGTTGTAACGATGGGTATATAAGAAACTTTTATGACGCAGATAAGAATGATGATGTTGGTACAACTAATAGACAAATTTCAAGTTATGTTACTTGGCCTATACAGCATTTAACAGAAGATAATGATAAAGAAGGTAAGTTAACTTCTCTTACTATTGAATTAGCAGGTGGTGGAGCAAGTGGTGATTTTGGCGATACAGATGAAGTAGATTATGAAATTCATGTTGCTGATGATGCGGAGACTTGTTTAGAAAAAATTAAAGATAGCGATACCCCCTTTACTTCGGGTACACTAACAGGAACAGGGCGTAAAGCAAGAATAAGAACCCGTGTTCGTGGGGCTTACTTAGGGTTAAAGTTTTATAATGTAATTACCACAACTGATTGGGCAACTGCTACTGTATATGCAGTTGATAATTTGGTGGTGTATAGTAACATAGAGTATGTGTGTATTGTTGCACATACTTCTGATGTAGGTGGGGGTGATGGAACAGGCGGAACACCGGATGGTAATCCAACTGATTGGACAGCTACTACTGCTCAGACTTGGGCCATAAACCGTGTATTTGGTGAGATAAAACCTGCGGGCAAAATAAAGTAAAGGATTAAAATGGCTATTGAACAAGAATATATGTCAGCAAAGCGTGCTAATGAATTACGCTATGCTCAGGCTATGCAAATTTATGATGAAATAATTAGGCGTTATCAGCCTGGTGGAACGTTTGGACAGGCAGCATTAGGCCAATTAGAAAAACAAAAGGTCAGAGATGTTGGTAGAGAAACTCAACAAATGATTTCTTCTGGTTTATATGGTACTACGACTACTGCTGGATTACCTGGGAAATGGGAAGCAGAAGTTGGTGCTCCTACTCGATTAAGGCTTGAAGATATTATGATGGAAAGGTTATCTCAAGCTCAAATTGGTAAAGCGGGCTTTATTGAACGTAGAGAAGATGTTTACCCTGATGTTGGTGCTTATGCTGAGCAAACCGCTGTTGATGCTCCAACTTTTACAAGAACATACGAAGAAGGCCCATCTCCCTGGGAGGCTGGTTTTATGGGAGGTGGATTTACGTTAAGTGGGGCTGACCCATTTGCTGGCGGTACTACTCCAAGAACTGGTGGTACTGGTGGAGCAGTTTATGGCTCAGGTACAAGAGAGGCTACAATGGCTGAAAGAGAACGTAGGAAAAAAGCTGCTGCAACAGTAGGTCAAGCTACTACGACACCTACTTATGGGCAAGCTCAACCATCACAACAAATAGGTATGACAGGAGGAACGGGAGTTCAAACAATATACAAACAAGAAACAAAGGGTGGAGAACAGGTAATGGGAATATATAAAGGCAACAGACGTGTTGGTTCTTACACAATGGCACAATACGCAGCTTTGGGAAAATAAATTATGGCTCTTGTGCCCTCACCCAAAAACTGTGACCCAAGTGTAAAAAAAGCAATCCAACTCTTATCGTCTAAGTTGGATTATGATTCTCGGCGTACATTTGAAAACATTACCCTAACAGATTTAACAGCCTCGTCTTTAATTGGTACTAATGCGAGCAAACTACTTGAATCAGTAACCATAGGTACTGGTCTTGATTATACCAGACCAACTCTATCACTATCCCATCTTGGCATTGAAGTCCTTACTGACCCTGGTGTAGACAAGATAATGTTCTGGGATAACTCCGCAACTGCCTGTAATTGGTTGGGTATGGGCAACTCTGTGGCAATTACAGATGTTACATTAGATACAATTCAGGATATTCGCACAACTGCGTGGCCACAATTTGTACATACTAATACTGCATTATCCTCTCAAATTTTAACAGGCGGTGTAATATCAGCAGGAACTAATGCTGGTACAATCAAAGTAGCTGCCTTGACTGCTTTATTACGAACTGGTGCAGGAGCAACAGACCCATTAGTTAAGATTACATTAGCAGAACAAGATAATATAACACTTGCAGCAGTTGATACATTTTATAATGTTCGATTAACTTATGGTAGTCCTTGTACAATAGCTACTTCTACAAGCAGTGGAAACGGTGCTAATATAATTGGGATAGGTCATTGTCTCAAAGAAACAGATGGTACAAGGCATTATGCAAATGCGGGGTTACGTTTAAGTGATGGAGTTAGAAAACTTCATAATCGAGCCTCAACATTACGCCGAATTGAAAAGGGTTCGGGAGGAGCTTTAGTAAGTGACCCCAGCACAAGAAATCTTTATATTACTGCTGGTACATTTCATCGTGGTGTTAATAGTTATAGTTTTGCAGCAAAAGACACTTCTGCTGCACCTACTCCTGATACATTTGATTACTATTATTATAATCCTACAACATCTGCCTGGGTGAAAGATGATAATACTGGTAATCATTATACACAAATAGATAATGTTCAATATAATAATGTAGCTGCTGGCACGGGACTTGCAAACCTTACAACAAATAAATATACTACTAATTGGGTATTTGTTCATCCCGACGATGAACATATTTTAGTTGTTTATGGTCAAATTAATGGAACACTTACTGCTGCTCAGAATGAAAGCATCCCTGCTTCACTACCGGATATTATCGATAAAATGGCTGTGTTTTTATGTAAGGTTATCATTCAAGAAGGTTCTGATACTTTAATATTTGAGAATGTAGAATACTTTACTTTTACACCTGATATAACTGTTGACCATAATGAACTACAGGGGTTACAAGGTGGGACTGCTAACGAATATTATCATCTTACTTCTGCAGAGCATACTTTAATTTCAGCCGTTGGTGGATTAATTCCAACTGATAGTAACTTTATAGTTGGTAACGGAACTACTTGGGTAGCTGAATCAGGTGCTACTGCACGAACATCATTAGGACTTGGTACTGGAGATAATCCTACATTTAATTCTCTTTATATAAATGGGCCGAATGCAGATGATGTACATATTCATAGTTCTTCTGGAGATGGGCCTTCTAAAATAAAAATAAGTTGGGCTGACGTTACAGAACAAGGAGAATTTATTTTTTATGAAGGTGCTACTTTTATGGGTAGTTTCGGAGTATTTGGAAGCAATTATGCTGATGTATCTTGGCGAAATGCTCTTTTGTTCTCAGCAACAAATAATAATTTAGGAAAGATGGTTTTTCGGACAAAAACAAACAATGCCTATAAAAATAGAATGATAGTTTCAAATGCGGGTTTAGTTGGTATTCCAATCATAACAAATTCAATGCTTACAGCAGATGGTTCTTTATCATTAAAAGAACAAGCATCCGCAAATGCTGATACAGCAGCTTACGGACAAATATGGGTTAAGAATGATGCACCGAATACTCTTTGGTTTACAAGAGATGATGGAACAGATGTACAAATTGCATAATGAAAACTAAAGGCAGACAGACGCCGGAAGCATGTAAAGAAAGTCTTAGAAAATATAGGCAATCTGAAAAGGGCAAAGCTTGTCAAGCCCGATGGTCAAAAACAGAAAAAGGTAAATTGGCTAACGTGAAGAAAACTCTTAAATATCGTAAAACAGAAAAGGGTCGGGAAGCTCATTTGAAAAGTGAAAATAAACGCAAAAGAACTCTTGGTTTCATTAAACTATTTCCTAATCCATTTTCAAAAAATATAAAAATTCATTGGCATCACATAACTGATAATTATGTAATTGCTTTGCCAGCAAATATTCATATTATGTGTATATGTAATAATAGAGAAACTCATAGAGAAAATTGTTGGCGTTATGTTGAACAATTTTATATATAGGATAATAAAATGCCAATTAGAGTAGAACATGGAAAACCAAGTACGTTAATAGCTGCTGCTAAACGTGCTGGAGAAGCTCAAGCTGCTTTAAGAGCACAGGAACAAGCTGAGAAATTACAAGCTCAACAAATGGAGTTTGATTATAGAACTGCTCTTAGACAACAGGATATGGCTATAGATTTGCAAATGCAAGAGAGAGCTAAGCAATGGGAAATAGAGAAGATGGAACTTCGCTCACGTATGGATTTTGAAAGAGAAGAGAAACGTAGGCGGCAAAAGTTGGACGAGAAACAAGCAAGATTAGATGCGTTAGAGAAAGCCCAAGAAGCTGGTACAATAAGTAAAGAAGATTATGAAGCAGCTTATTTGCGAGTAATTACAGGAGTGCCGTTTGGTCTTGAAAAACAATTAACGGAAAAACAAAAGTTTGAAGAGGCTATGGCTAAAAGAATGAGAGAAGCATTAACTGGCACTGCTCCTACTGGTACTGTTGGGATGGGAACAATAAGGGTAAAAAGTCCTACTGGAAGAATAGGTACAATTCCTTCCGAAGATTTGAAGGAAGCCTTAGCATCTGGTTATACAATAATTCCTGAGTCAACAGCAGTAAGACCTGAAGTAAGACATAAACATAGTCCTACTGGATTTAAGTATGAGCAAGAAACAAAACCAAGACCGTATGGTACAGTTTATAGGGAGTGGTTATAATGGCTGTACGATTCACTCCAATTGAAAAGCCTACTAACGGTGTAAGATTTACTCCTTTAGTAGATGATACTGATTATGAACCTATAGATGTAGAATTGCCTACGGGTGGTTTCTTTCCTGAACTTGGTAAGGGTATAGTTAGAGGAGCATTGAATGTTGGTGCTACTACTGTAGGTACATTAAAAGCCGCTACTAAATTGCAACGTATGAGTCCACTTTGGGATGTACTTTATAGTGGTGTTGAATCAATAACAGGCAGAACTTTTGAAGAAGAACAAAAAGAGGCTAAGAAAAGAATTAAGTTAGCACAAGAGAAATTTCCAATGACTCACAAAGGAGGGTCTGCTTGGGCTGGTAGAGTTATTGGAGAAGCTATCCCATATATGGGAGCAGCATTAGCTGGTGGTTATATGGTTGGCCCAGTTGGTGCAGCTATGGTAGGTTTCAGTGTTGAAGGAGATATGGCCTATGATAATGCTATAGCTAAAGGTGCATCAGAAAAGGAAGCTCAAATAGAACGAGTTGTAATAGGCTCTATTAATGCCTATATTGAATCATTACAAATTAAGAAACTAATGAAATTTCATAAGACTGGTAAACATTCAATAAAGAATTTTGTCCGTCTTGTTAGAAGTAAATCTTTGAAGTTAGCTGGTAAAGATGCCATTGGATTTAGTGGTGATGTTTTGAAGATAGCTACAGCCGAGGCAGCAGAAGAACTTGCACAGGAGGGTGTGTCTATCTCTGTTCCTGCTATATTTAGAGGAGACTATCCTAAGAAACCTGATGGTAATATTGATTTAATAGCTATAGGAGAAAGACTTATTGAGGCTACATTAGGTGGTTTTGTTGCTGGTGGTGTTCTTGGTGGTGCGGGTGCTATGATGGCTGCTACTCCTGGGATTGCTGCACCTACAAAAGTTGAATTAGAAAATACTGTTAAGCGAGTACAAGAAAGTAACCTATCTGAAGATGAAAAAAAGGCTGTATTAAGAGATATTGAAACTATATCTGAAGAAGGTATAGAGGAAGTAGAAGTTCCTGCTGTAGAACCAGATGAGTTAGCTAATAAATTAAGGTCTGCCATTGAAGAGGTAGAAACTTTTAGACCTGCTGAAGCAGCAGCAATATCTAAGGAAAGAGGAAAGAGATTTGCATCATTTGAAGATGTACTACAGAATGAACCTAACCCTATTTTAGCTTCTCGTATAGCACGTAGAGCTTTGGCTGGTACACTAAAAATGGAGATTGGTTCTATTAATATAACTGACCAAGAAGTTGCCAGTATGTTTGATAGAGTTCGTCAATCTACTTTGTTATCAGGACGAAAGCTTAATGTATTTGAAGGATTAGAGAAGTTAGCGTTTAGACATGAAATTCCTGCACGAAATGAAATAGAAGCTATGGGTGATGTGTTTGGTAAAGATGTAGTTACTGCTTTAATGGAAAAAAGAAAAGCAGCAGGTAAAGCAGGGTGGGATAAGATAGTTGCTGGTATTAATTTACCAAGAGCTATCATTGCTTCTTATGACTTGTCTGCTCCTGGCAGGCAGGGATTATTGTTGTTACCAATAGCTCCTAAGCAATGGATTAAAGCTGTAGGCCAAGGTTACAGAGCATTTGCAAGCCCAGATTATGCTGATTATACAGACCTCCAAATAAAAACTGACCCATATTATAAGAGTGCTATGAAATCAGGATTAGACATAACTAAAATTGGTGGTATGTGGTCAACTGAGGAAGTATTTATAAGTGATTTTTCTCATAAGATTCCAGGTATCCCCGCATCTGAAAGAGCTTATGTAACTACACTTAATTCTCTTAGATTTCATACATTCAAACAATTTGCCCAGCAATGGGAAGGTAGTGGTAAATCCTCACAGGATTATAAATCATTAGCTGGTTTCATTAATCATGCCACTGGTAGAGGTGATGTTAAAGCTCTAAAGAAATATTATCCAATATTAAATGCAGCGTTCTTTGCACCAAGATTACAGATGGGTAGAATACAAGCTATTACTGATTTGTTTAAGACTACTTCATCTGTAAGAAAACTTGTGGCTGCTGACTTACTATCCTTTGTTGGTGGTGGAATATTAATTCTTACATTACTTAATATGCTTAAAGGTGTAGATGTAGAACCTGACCCACGCTCTACTGATTTTGGTAAGATAAGAATAGGTAATACAAGAATAGATTTTTGGGCTGGTTATCAACCCATAGCTCGTTATACTACTCAGTTTTTGTTAGGAAAAGCTAAAACCACAGAAACAAAACGAATAGTAGATATTGATAGAGGAGAAATAATTTGGAGATTTATTCAAAGTAAATTATCTCCTCCTGCTGGTATGACAGTGGATTTAATTAGAGGAGAAACCTTTAGAGGTAAGCAATTAGATTTAACACCAGAAGGGATTACTGAACAAAGTTTTGAGAGATTCACTCCATTATTTATACAAGATGTAGTAGATGCTATAAAATTTCAGGGATTAGATGTTGCTACACTTGTAGCACCATTAGCTTTACACGGTGTGGGGGCTATGACTTATCCTGTTAGGGCATCTTCAGAATCAGCAAGATTAAAAGATGTGTATGCTCAACAAGCTTTTGGTAAAAAGTGGGATGAACTTAGTCCTGAATTTCAAAATGCTCTTAGGGAGTATCAACCCCAAATAGATTTGATGGATGATAAAGCTAAATCTGAACGAGAAAACTTTAGTTTTATGGAACGTATGGCTAAAGAACAAAGAGCAGCAGCAAATAAAGTTATGAAAGCTTTACCTAATGATGTGAGAAAAGAGTTACTTAATCTTACTGTAGATGTTACGGGGTTATCAAGGCATATATCATCTAATTGGTATCTGAATGATAAGAGATATAGACAATATCAAATGGATACAGCTACAATGCTTAGTGTTGTACTGCCTAAATTTACACGTGGGCCTAATTGGAATAGGTTAGACTTTGAAACTAAGAGAGAGATACTCAAGACTATTATTGATGAAGTTAAGGAAGTGGCAAGAAATAATATTATAATGAATGCTAATATTAAGGATTTGGAAGAGCTTGAATAAAGAGAGTGGGGGTAAACCTGCCTTAGTCTACCCCCATAATAAAAAGGTGAGAGAGGTAAATAACTAAATTAAATCAATTCGTTTTCTTGCGGTTATACATTGTTCTTCTGATATATCAATATCTATATAATTACGTCCTAATTGTTTAGCAGCAATACAAGTTGTTCCTGAACCTACATTAGGGTCAAGAATAATATCATCTTTATTAGAATAAGCATTAATAAAAAATATTGCTCGTTCCACTGGTTGTTCCCAATTATCTTTTCTATGTGATTTTTCTGGTTTAGTATAAGGAACAACATTATTAACCCATTTTATGGGATTAGGTTTACCTTTAGAAAATACTAAAAGAGACTTAGCTGCTGCAAATATTTTTCGTGGGAATATGGAAGCCGTTGCACCACTATTAAGATGGTGGAATAAATAAAAGTAATCAAGGTATTTACAACAAGGAATAAATGTTTCTGGCATCCAATAATCAGAAGCATAAAATATAGCAAACTTCCCAGGTTTTAATATTCTTGCTGCTTCTTTAGCAATTACTTCATAAAGATAAATTCCCTGCTTACCATAAGGTGGGTCAACAAATATCATATCAATTGATTCATCTGGAAATTTAGCCATTTCTTTCTCACAATTACCACAAATAATTGTATTTATATTCATATTTTTAACCTTTTTTCAACACAACTGGCACATATCTTAATACTTATTGGACGTACCTTAACCATAGTATGTAGGTAGTTATCAGTATAGAAACGTTCTATGGTTTCTCCTCGGTATTTACGCCACCAAGGCACACGTCTTTTACCACAAATTTTACAGGTTATTCTTTTATACATTTTATCTCCTTAACTATCTATAAAATACTTTTAGTAGTATAGTGCTAATTTATTTTTATCCCCCAGTATACTGTACTCTAAGGGGTGTTTCAGGCTATTCTGTAAACTTAACTGTATTAGAATCAACTACGATGTTTTTTATAGTATTTCCTTTGATACTCTCGATTAGTTTTTTGCCTGCGTTTCTTAACACAACTATCACAATATCGTTGTCTCGACCTTAATTTTGGTAAACCACAATCAGGACATTCTCTTAATAAATAACGCTTATTGCTTATTCTAATGTCCCAAAAAGGCTTACGAGTATAATGACTTTGTTCTGCACCATCGCCCATTCCTATTATTATATCATTTTTATTCATTTAAGTTTTCCAATATCTTCTTTGCTCTGTTTTTAATTTCATCTCTAACCAACAGTTTAATAATCCCTCTATTATTTTCTCGTGATATTGTTTTACAGTATATTAGTATTGCTTTTAATTCATAAATTATTTCTTCATTAGTCATTATCTAAACTCTCCAAATATTCAATAATAATATCACCGTGACACGGTAAAGGTGTACACCAACAACCTAAAGTTTTACCTTTTAGGCCTTGAACAGCTTTTCTAAAATCTGAATCAATTTCTATACAAATATAAAACCACTCTTTATAGGCTGCTACAACCTCTTCTCTTGTGCCGTGTTCTACACCTATATGAAATGGATTACCAAATATACTTCTCCTATCAATAGGTATAACTTTTGACCTATCAAGATTATATGTTCTATAGTTAACTAATTTAGTTTTCTTGGTTACACTCATATCTTTGCCTCTGCATAATTTTGTCCGATTCCAATATCAACTATTACTGGTATATCTAACGTAACTGCAGCTTCCATAACTTCTTTAAGTTCTTTTGCTATATCTTCTGCATACTTCTCTTCAACCTCATATACAAGCTCATCGTGTACAGATAATATTAACTTACAAACCCATTCAGGATGCTGTAGTATAATCTTTCTAAAGTTACCTGCTGCTGCCTTCATCATATCGGCTGACGGACTTTGAATTAAAAAATTAAATGCTTGCCTTATAGCTCTATGAGTAACATAATCAAACCTACGTATTCTACCTAAGATAGTTCTTACTTGTTTATGATGTTGTAACTCATTAGTACATTTATTTATAGCTTCTTTTATCTTAGGAAATCTATTGAAGTAATCATCAATAAACTTTTGAGCTTCATCCTGACTTATATTCCAATCCTTAGAAAACCCATAAGCTGTCTTACCATAAGCCAACCCAAAGTTAACTGTCTTAATCTTATCTCTCTCAGCCTTAAACTTCTTCCTATACATCTTAAAGTCTGGATGAGTTGTAAGCAACGCCTCTTGTGGAATACCTAAGTCAAAGAATATATTAGCAATCATAAAATGTACATCTAACTTATCCTTAAACGCTTGTATCATATCAGGGTCTTTAGATACGTGAGCTAACACACGAAGCTCCTGTCCCGAATAGTCAGCACATATTAACTTTCTTCCAGGTGGTGCTATAATACAACTTCTTATGTCTATGTCCATAAATGTTTCCATACTTTCTTATTTATTATAAATCCTATTGTTCTACGAGATATATTATAAATATCTGCTATTTTTTGTTGGGTAAATAACTTAGTTCTATACATATAAATAATCATTCGTACATCAACTTCAGTTAGTTTAGCTCTACCATGTTGTTCGCCTTTAACATGTTTATAAGCAAATGGTGTATAAAATGTACCATGATTTATAGCATCACGTCTATTAGAACTACGTGTATCCCACCTTAAATTTTCAATCTTATTATCTGTTTTAATCCCATTATTATGACAGGCTTCCATTCCTTTAGGACAATCACCAATAAAGGTTTCTAAAATTAATCTATGAACTAACCTACGGTATCTTTTTTTATTTTCCCATAAAGAAATATCATAATAACCATGACTGCCTATAGTTGGTTTAAGAAAACGCTTACTTAAATATGACCATATTTTCCCATCTATAGTAGCTGCATAATTACTAAATTGTGGTATAACTTTTATTTTGGGAGCTGCTGAAGGTTGGGATGTGAACATGATAATCTCCCTGTTACACAAACGGTATTATGAAAATTTGCTCTTATACGACCATCACTTTGTACATATTCAGGTAATGGTTTAAGAAACTTGTTCATTAAAGAAATAGCTTTACGGTAATCCAAAAGTAATACTACAAATTCATGTTGGTTTTTAACACTATTAAGTACAGCTTCTTTAGTACTATATTGCCCTTTAGGATGTAACTTAGATGATTTAGTTTTTTCTGTGAGCTTAACTCCTAAACTTAATAACAACTCTGAAAGTTGGGCAGGACTATTTAAGTTAATATTAGATACCATATTGTGGGTTTGTCCATCAACATCACCACAAATATATGAAATACCACCAGCCTCATACATAGCTATCTCAAGTTTATCAATTATAGCTTGAAGCTTTGCCCTTAATCCTTTGATAGCATTTTGGTCTATCAACGCACCATTAATTTTCATATCCATTAAGCAGAACTGAAAGGGACGCTCTATATTGTACCATAAATCCCATAATTCTTGTTCTTTTAATTTTGGTACTTGTATTTTATAAAGTAAATATGTCCACACACTATCACTGGTTGCATAATTATAAAATCTGTTAGAGTGAAAGCCATTCTCAACAGCATATTCAAATGACATTATTTCACTATTATCAATATGTAAATGTTTTTCTGCTAAATGTTTTAACCCCTTTTTACCAGACTCGTTCAATAAGTGCTCCGCCGTCATAGTACAAAATATATTGTCCGTATGAAAGACATCTAACTGACGTAAGATTCTACCATCAAAAGAAAAGTTATGAGCTATTAAGGTTTCAATATTATTCTTACATATATCTTTTAAGATGTATATTAATTCACTATATTGTGGGTTGTCTAATACATCAACGTAACAAACAGAACTACCGTTGTATAAACTCCAACCAGCTATCTGTAAGGTTAAATAGTTTATATCTACACATTCAAAATCTATTGCACAAGTAGATAAATCATTAGATTTAACCCACGTTCTAAAATCTTCAGCCTTTAATATTATACTTACTTTCATATTTACGTAACGCCTTAAAATTACTTTCAACCCATCCAAATTAACCCCCTAAATACTGGTTCTTCTTTCTGTTACAAATGGTTTTAGAGCTAAATAATTACCATCTAACTGTATTACATCTTTTTCATTATGGTCAAGTATATATTCAAGAGCTTTTTTTCTTTCTAACTTACTACCAAATTGTACAGCCAACCATTTATCAGGATGTATTCGAGTTTTAATATCATAATGTTGTACTGCTGCTGCAACATTACCTTGACGATTACTATTAAGACATAGTTTACTTCTTGCCCATAACCACGTATCACTGTGCCATATCATACCCATAGTTGGAAATGGTAAGTCCCATCTAATAGCTCTTGTTCTAATAAATGGAATATCAAATCGACAAGAATAATGGCCTACAAGCCTATCATATTTCCACATAGTATTAATCAATGTTTCGGTTAACCTACGGTCATAACCACCAGTTTGTAAATCTTTAGTAGTAAGACAATCATAGTAGATTTCTTTTGTCCCTGATGTTTTAATACACCAAGAAAGCATTATACCAAAATTAGCTTTAAGATTGCTGGCTTCAATATCAATACAACCTACTCTTTCAGTTATACCAAAATGTTTATTATAACAGTTTTGATGCCCTGCACCTATACCTAAATGTCTATGCTCAGGACATCGCCACATAGAGCGTCTTGCTACCTCTTGTTTAGACCATCTAAGAGGGTTAACTTGACTAAATTTATATTTTTCAGTATTAGTCATTATTATTTTCCTTTAATTTTTCCTCAAGAATTTCTTTAATAACACTTTCTATTCTAAATAAAGTTTCATCACTCAAAGATGTAACTGTTATACCTGGAATATTAACTGTTTTAGCAAATTTCTCTTCTGTTTTCATACCATCGCTAAAACCTCTTTGGTGGTCATAATATATAACAAAATCACAATCATATATAATATGACAATCTACATCTAAAATTTGGTTTATACTAAGATGTTTTAATTTATACGCTCTATGTACAAATGCTTCCATATCAGCAGGAACGTGTAAATCTAACTCTGGAAATGCAAATCTTAGAGTCTTACCAAAAAATACAGCTTTATTATTATTCTTATCTATATCTTCTTCGGTAGATTCTTTACCTTTTATACCCATTATTGGATGGCTTAAATAAGCTTTAACTTTCATCTTAAAATTCTCCTGAATATAACATTGCTAACATTAAAATTTCATAGTTAATATCATCTATTGCTTTTTCATGCCACCATTCCCAAGGGCGTACTTTACCTTTTTGCATTTCATCCAACCCTTGACGTATAGAAGTTCTATGTTTAAGCCACATTCCTCTTAAAGCTTCCATTGGTGTAATACCTTCCATCTCTGCTGACAGTTTGAAGTTAAATAATTTATCACCACCACTACTATAGTCAGCAGATTTACTACTTAACACAGCTTTAATTTTTTCTAATATTTCTTTATCAAGAAAATCATTGAATTTTTCATGAGTCATATTTTTCTCCTTAGAACCAAATATTAAGTCATAGTTTTTATCATACTGTTTTTTATTAACCGGTCTATACCAATCACCTTTACCCATTATATATGTCTCCAACCTTAGAATAAATGCTGATGGGTAGGGTTACCTACATTATTGGCATCAGATACTTGATGGTATCCCAATAATGGACGATGTCGACTCGCCATTAGCCACTATCGGCATACCCAAACCCCCACCAGCATATCTCTACTATCTCCTTATATTTTTAGATACTTTCGCACTATCGGGAAAGTTAATCCGCCGAGTAGGTAGATAAATAAATATACTACAATAGTTCCCATATTATTTCCTTTCATAAATTACATTTTACCCTGTAACTTTAGGGCATTTTTTATTTTATTTACAATTTTCCTTGTACTTACTGACTGAACATCAAACAGAACTTTACTACCAAGTTTAGAGTTACCATTAATTTCTTTTAACTCTTGAGCACCAGTAATTAACTCTTTAACAGCACGGTTCTTAATAAGTATCGAGTAAACAAAAATACACACCACACTTATTAACGAACCTATTGCAAGAAATCCTGCATACTCCATCACTGCCAGAGAAACACCAAGGGATGCTACGCAACCAGCGAAGATTGGCATAGCTAAACGAGAGCTATTTACTGTTGCAGCAGCAATCGCAATCCCAACGATGGAAGCAATGCTTAACCAATTCAATCGTGAATGCAACGCAACCTTCGATGTTTCTTCTGGCGTTAAACTTTCATCTGTGGGTGGTGTACCACAGACAATATCAATAGCGGATTGGGCAAGGCCACATCCGGTTAAGCCAATAGTTAATATACTAAATATACATATAAATACAAACCATTTATTCATCTTCTAACTCCTTATTAATGTCTTTTTTAATAGCCATAAGAATATCATCAGCAGAATAAGCAACACCAAAACCAAATTTTAATTTTGATTGTATACACTCTAAAGCTGCTTTCCAAGCAGTTTTATACAAGCCTATTATTGCTTTTCTGGATGTATCTCCATATTCCATTAAAGCAAATTGTTGTTTGCCAATAAACTTATCAAATTCTTTCAGGCTTTCGCTCATTTTATTTCTCCTAAAACTCAATTACTACACAAGTAAATATAAGTCCAAGAACTGCACATATACCAAGCACGAATAACCAATCAATTTTAGTTTTCATTCTTCAAATCTCCTTTTCATTTCTGCTTCGAGCTTTATAGTTTCTATTTCCTCTGGCGTAAGATATTTGTATCTACGAATTATAGTCAACGCCCAATGTACACCTTTTCTAACCTTTCGTGTTAATTCTTTATTCTTTCCGTTCTCATAGATACAATGGTGCGTTTGAACACATCCCGTACCTGACTTTTTCCTTGTTTTTCTACCCATAGTGCTGCGTCCTTTTCACCATTAAAGTTTTCTACATTCATTACACTAATTCTTGATACTTTTTCTAACTTTTTAGCTAACTTGTTCGCACCATCTATTCCAACTTTATCATTGTCTGGAATAATCAAAACAGTACAGCCTTCTAATAATTTAACTGTGGTGGACACAACAGCGTTAGCTCCTGGACGTGCTATACTTTGGAATCCTAAATCATATACCACCGCAGCATCGTGTACCCCCTCACATACAATAACAACCTGGTTAAAATCTATATCATTAGGTATTACTAACCCAAGCTTACTGCCATTAACAGCCTTTTTACTACCATTTAAGAACTGCCTTTGTATTCCAATTATTTCAAAGTTTTCATTACGTAAGGGAAATGTAAATGCTTCGCCTGACCATCCCAACTGGATTGCCTTCAATGTTTTAATGGACACGTCCCATTTATTCTGCATAATATTATAACGAAACTCATTGATAACTCTTTGTTCATACGAGTAACTAAGACGCTTCCAATCTATGGGATTAGGATACTTATGTTCTTTTTTGTATGCTTTAGATGTTATATCTAATCCTAAGTCTTTGGCTGGGCCAAAAGCTCCACAGCCGAAGCATTTATAAAAACCACTAAATTCCCCTGTTTTAGATATAAGTAACGAAGCATCTTTATCTGGGTAGTGAAAACAACAACGACACCATATTTCATCTTTATTTTCTGATACTATTTGCAACTTTTGCAGCATCTTCTTCATTGTTAAACTCTCCGTAAAATTTACCTCGCCATCTAACTCGCCATTTACTTCTATTTTTATCCCACTGAACTCCCATAATACGAGATTTGCCCCAACCCCTGCGATTATTATTATTTTCAATACGAGTACAATTCCGCAAGTTTTCTTTTTTATTATCTAATCCATAATGATTTATATGGTCAACTTCTAAATTTGCAGGAGTTTCCATAATTTCACGAGCCATGCTTATAATATAACGCTTACCATTTACAGCTTTTGACCAGCGTACAGCATAAAAAGTCTTATCTTTGCTTCCTCGCACAGCGTGCCAATTATATTTAGACAATTTATTATAATCTTCATCATCTATTATAGTAACTAATCCTTGTGTGAGATAAATAACTTTCATTCTTGCAACCCCTGTTCCTCTTGCATTTCACTGCACCAATCATTATATCCTACATCAAATGCTATCGTGTCAACTTCTCTCAATACCATACCAGCAGGATAACTCCACTCACAAACATCTATATCACCATATATGTCATTAAGATAAATCTCATAATCATCTTCTGTATACATTATTTCTCCCTTAATTCTTTTTTAATAATCTCATAAATTACACCATCTGGGTAGTTACCTAACACCCACTCTAAAGTTGCTTTCCACGCAAGTTCACAATCCGTTATATCGTGTGGATAATAAGGCCAATCAACTTTATTCTCATTAAACCATTTTTCAAATTCTTTCATTATATATCATCCTCCAACCCTATATCAGTATTAACCCCAATATTTCTATTTCCAAATGACATTTTAGCACCATCCCACATTGTATGTACTACACACGTTGGCCCATTTCTCTGCTTAGCTATTATAATCTCAGCAGCACCATCATCAGTAGCGTTCTGACTATTCATAGTGGCATAATACCCTGGCCTATGAAGTAAAAATACAGCATCGGCGTCTTGTTCTATAGCACCAGAGTCTCTTAAATCACAAAGCTGTGGCCTTCTGCTTTCTCTATACTCTACATTTCTATTTAACTGAGACAGTACAACAAATGGTATGTTAAAATGTCTTGCTAATCCTTTTAAGTTAGCACTTATAGAAGCTAAATCTTGGTTACGATTATTAGGACTGTTACTCATACCCATTAACTGTAAATAATCTACAAACACACAATCTATAACCTGTTCTTTAACTGATGTTATTGTTTTAATATTCTCTTTAATATTTCCAACTGTTATCCAAGGTGAATCATTAATATATATATTACGTCTAAATAATTCTTTAGCTGCTACATCTAATCTTTTAAGTTCTATTGAATATAACATAGCATCTTTCATCTTTGAATAACTAACATTACCAAGATTAGCAAGCATACGTTCTATTAATAACCGAGCACACATTTCTATGCTAAATACAAACACATTTTTAGTTTTACTTGCACTCAATATCATATCAGTCATTAGAGAGGACTTTCCCATTGATGGGCGACCAGCTATGATAGTTAATTCCCCAGGTTTTAACCCCTTTGTTTTAACATCTAACTTAGGAAAGCCAGTAGGTATTCCCATAGATTCACCAGACATTTTATCTAAAACTTCATGAAGAACATCGGATACCTTGATTATTTTAGCTTCACTCATCTATAATTTCCAATATTTGTTTACCAATTTGATTAACAAATTTTCGTGCAAGAAAGGGTAGAGATGTAAAACCACCAGTTATAAACTCATCATAAAACTCTGTTGCTACTTTACATTTGTTCCCTAATTTTTTAAGTTTGGTAAGTTTTTCTTTATCGGTCATAATCTACGCCCTCTAAATAATTCATAGAATGATGTTTTATTTTCCTCATCTAAAACTTTGCCGCCCCTTATTTGTTTCACATAATCTAATAACTCTGACTTAGACTCAATCTGTATATTATCCCATTCTTCATATAGTTTAGTAGCTTCGGTTGGAGTTACCCAGTAACCTTTAGTTGTATACTTAAAACACCTTAACAAACTTGACAATGGGTGGTGTATATTTTTAAGCCTAAGTATATTATGAGTCTCATCGTGTATGAAATCCTTATCTACCATAACCTCAGAAGGAGATTCTATAGCTGCTCGTATTATAGTGAAATCAAAGTTACTTAATACAACTTCCTTAGAACCCTGTGATATTACCTTACCTTCCTTGACTGGTTTTATAACATTTATTGGTGGCATATAGTGAAACTCACCGCTTAATGGGTGCTCATAGGTTATTGACATATTATTTTCAAATTTTATTTCCAAGCCCTTCTTTTTTAATTTATTTATTAACTTACTATATACACCCTTAGTTTGACTATATATATCTATATCACTGGCCTTAACAACTTTATACTTAGGTGAAGCACAGTATCTTGCATATCCACCACATATAAAACAATCCTTTTTAGTAGATAATATTATACCATCCAATATTCTCCATAGTGGTATAATTTCAGAGAACCCTCTATGTAATTGTACTATCTCAAAACCATCTTGAGATTTATAATCTTTTTTAGTTAAGTTCTTTATTTTTGTAAAGTAGCTACAACCACTATTAGGATAGGGATGAAAAGGTCTATTACCATTAGAATATATATTCTCTGGATTGCTACACTCATTATTATCATAAATATATTGTGAACAATTAAAGCAACTTCTTTCACCTCTACTTTGGTAGTCTGGGCACCGGTATCTTCTCGTTCGATTATTAGTGGTATAATGACACGACGAACCACCATAGGCCCTGCACCGTCCGCCCATATAATAATTACCACATTCTCCTGGCATTTTGACCTCCTCATCCAATACTAAATATTAAATTATATATCACTATCGGTAATATTATCAACTTTAGCACTACCATTACCAGTAACAATACCCCCTAACAACTGCATAGCAGATACATATAATTTAATCTTTGAACGCTTTGCACCTTCATCAGTAGTCCAAGATTCAAGGACTAATCTACCACTTACTAAGATGTTTTTACCTTTTGTTGTATATTCTGTTATAACTTCTGCTAATTTACCAAAAGCTACGCACTCAATAAACAATACCTCATCTTTAGTTGACACTGGGTTGTTAACTGCAAGACTAAAATTAACTACAGGTGTCCCGCTACCAGTGTACTTCATTTCAGGGTCTCTTGTTAGATTCCCTGCACCTATAAATTGATTGTAATTTGCACTCATTTCTAATCTCCTTTAATTTTATATTAATTTTTAGTTTCAATTAACTTTTCTTGACAACTATTTTTCAATCTTTCTTTACTCCACACACGGTGCAAGTCCATGCAATTTTACCAACTATCCTACTTTTTGATTTATTATGCACTCTATTACCAACACCATATTTGTTATCTTGGTAACGACTAATACAACTACATTTCCGTATCATTTTATTTCTCCTTTTTAACACTAACATCTTTAGCTTCAATTTCATTTACAATCTTATCAACTGCACTTTCTTTGCTTGGGTACTTTCCATATTTATTAAAGACAGCAGCTTTAAGTTTATCCATATCTACCTTATGGTCTTGGAAATAAATACCATCAACCTCTACATATGCAAATGCAATTCTTTCTAATAATTCCATTGCCACACTGTTTGGTGTAAACACCTTAACATCAGAAACAGTATCAGAATACTTGGCTTTCATTTCTGCTACATATTTATTATCATCAAACTTACCTTCAAATACATCAGAGTTAAATCCTAATCTTGATAGTGCTTTAGTTAAGACATCAGTAGATAACTTCTTATAACAGTCGTTTCCAGGCTTGTAAGTCATATCAGAACTGGTAGGAAATTTAACCTCAATAGAATTAATTGGATAAAAGAATGTAGCTACTAAAGCTATACCTATAGGCTTATCACCATCATAAGTAAATGTATAACATAAATCACGTAACCCCCATTTATGCCCAAATGACCCCCACAATTTAGTAGCTTCTTTTATTTGACTATAAGCATCTATTGCCGTAAACCCACCCCTTGTTTCTACGTGCTTAGTAATAGCTGGATTAGTCTCTGACACAGAATCCCACAACTTTAAGTTATCATTTTTCTTACTTTTTCCACTTACTTTTTTTACTGGCATATTTTGCCTCCTAATTTAATTAACTATTGTATATTTACATACTAATTCTTTTAACTTACCTAAAGCCTCAGCTTCCTTTGATACTATTGATTTAGTTGAAAATCCCATACTATTTGTAGCTTTGGTATTAGCAACCTTATAAGCATATCCTTCATGACTATTATTAGAATTATACTTAACAATATTATTAGTAGATTTAGAAGAACACTCACTACATATATATTTACAATCTTTGTAGTCTTTATGGTCATCAATTTCTACTATAACAGTATTACTACAATTGCAACAACCCGTAATAAGTATAATATTACACCACCTTCCTATGCAACTTTCCATGTGTCAATTTAATTTTTTGCATTGCACACTGTCCTCACTGGGCAGTAAAACTCACATCGGGTACAGTTACCCTTTCGTTCCTCAATAAATATATCTCCTTTAGGTTTCTTATCTACAATCCATTTCTCTGCTGCTTCTTTAGTGTTTAATACACGTTTTGCTTTTTTAACTCCCTTCTTTTTCACAGCCCAAGTAGTTTCCTTTTGCCACCTCTCTTCTGGTGAACATACATAATCAGCACCGTTTAAGTGTAGCTGTATTCTACTATTAAGGAAAGCCTCACGCCTATCTCTACTCCAAAGAGGAATCTTTACCCTATGAAATTTATGTTTTGGATACTTAGTATTATGTCCTTTCATAGCTTCATATTTTGACCAATCTCTTAGAAAAGCATTTATAAATAACTTCTTTGCTGGATAACCACTTTGTTCTATCAACGTAGCATATATATTAAGCTGTTCTGTCCAGTGTATATTACCAAATACCCAAGCAAATGCACTTGTAACTTTATTGTCCTCAATAATTCCATCAGACATTTTATATATATCTGTTTGTCCAGTAATGGGAATTTCATTAAACACTATGTTCCATCGGTTCTCAATCATAGCTTCTACTTCCCATTTACTGAGAAACTTATGCCAAGCTGTACCAAACAATGAACTATATACATAATCGTCCACATCTACTTCAATATCGTCCCAATGCTTAACTAATAATCTTTTTACTAATGGAGAATCAATTAACTCGGTAGCTCTCCATATATCCATATTAGGTTTATACAATTCATTTTCCACGGCCTTAACTACGGCTTCAGGATATTTATATTGATTTTTTATATTCATTCATTTTCCTCTTGTGTAATATTTGTAGGAGAAATATCCGTTTAAGAAGCATCCGTAAAAACATCCGTAAGGGTTCTATATTCAATTTCTCTTGAAATCGGAATAGGTAAAGTAACAGTAAAATCAATGTCTGCTTGTCCATAACTATATTTTATTCGTTCTCTGATAAAGGGGGACAGAGTAGTGGGTTCTAACTTTTCTTTTAACATTAACTCAGCTTTAATTATTTCTTCTTTAGTTTCTTTAATACTACTACTAAATATTCTTAAAATATCACATCGTTTATCCATAAGTATAATTATAGATGATTTATGTCCTAAAACTAATGCTTTTGTGTTTAAGTATGTATGTACAAAAAGATTAGCAAATTCTTTATTATTGAACCAACGTTCTTTTATAATTAACTTTTTTAATCTTTCTATTGGTAGGCTCATATTAAACCTCTTTCTTGACGTAAAGCATCCCTTTGTTGTATTTGTTGACTTATAAGAAGCCTGCGAAAAAAATCAGGGTAGTATCCTCGTCGTATCATTAAACGAGAATGAGCGATTGAGCCAGCTAATCTCATTCTCTTTTTAGTAAGATAACCTGTATTATACATTTTCATATTACATTTTCCAAATAATCATTTTTACTTAGATAAATTCCACACTTAGGACATGCCCAATTATCTTTTTCTACAGCAGTAACAGTCATACAACATATAGGACATACACCAGTTATAGACTCACCCTGATATTCGTCATGGATTTCAGCTTCTTTTAAGTACTGTTTCTCTGCATCCCAATTTTCAATAACACTATCACCATTCATAAGCGTACAAATATCACACACAAATTCTCCATAAACATTTCTGTACAGTTTAGAACGTGGTTTTAATTCTCCACAAGTTGAACACTCATGTCTATTAGCCATAAAATCTCTACAAAATGTACAAACCCAACCAGTTTGTTTTTTACTCTCAAATACAATATCTTCCCACTCTACATCAGCTAAACTTGTCCAACACGAACAAACTATACATTGTTTTTTAACAGTTGTATAAGAAATACCAGGGGTAGTATAACCACCATAATAATCACGTGTAGAAAAGTCTGATATATTATATTCATAACCAGTGTTAGAAAACCAAACTCCTTTATCATTCCAAATTCCAGCAGATTCATTCATAATAGTATAACTACCAATATTATCCATAAATACTACTTTAGATAGACTGGTAGTAACATATTCATCTACCATATTTTTAGCTTTTTCAATATCTAAGAAATTCTTAGGTAATCTGCGTAGTATAGTTCTATTAAACTCTTGAGTATCTGATTCTGTACGTGAACCCATCTTGGAAAAAATACCGTTGTGTGCAAATGCTAAATTATCGTGTATCATAAATGGATGACAAGCATTAGAACTTACATAACCACTTGTAGCAATTCTAAAATGTAATACAAACGGACTATTTGGATACAAAGATTCCATTTTACGAAAATGCTTATAAAATTTTCTAAATCCAAAATACCCTTTATCTATACATAATACATCTTCATATCCTTTTACACTTTCAATATACATCATCCCTGCACCATTACTATTGTTTGAGAAACAATTTCTCAATTCCTTCCTTGTGATAACCTTACCAACTGGCTTAAGTACTATAACACAGATTGTACACCCCACTTTCTCTTAACACCCTTCACTTAAATTAACACCAACATATTGTTCGCTATATAGAAACCTATATAATTCTGGAAATTCATTTTTGTTAGTCTTTATATAATGCCTAAACCCAATTTCTGTCATATCATTAACTTTACCTTTGTAAGAGTATTCAAAAGCAGCTTTAACAAACATTACATTTTTCCAAAAAGATTCTGGGAATAATGTACCTCTAAAAATTCTTATTTCTACTGTGTGTTCTCTACCTATATTAACAGCAGTATATCTTTCTTCATAATCATAAGTCCGTTTTTCTTTAGCTTTATTCTTTATATGACGCTCACTGTCAGAAATAGAAGCCCACCTATTTAGGTTAGTATTACTTATTCTTTGGCTTATTTTTGTAATAAACTTTGGGTTATCATAAAACAATCTCATAAACTTGTATAAATGATAATTACCAAATGCTATTTTACTCAAATGAATGTGCATACCACAAGTTTTAGTCTGGTAACTACGCCAACCTTTATACCTTATTTTTAATATCTCATTCCACGCTTCTTTGTTACTCATTAACCATCTATAACTTGTAGGGTGAGATACAATCTCAAACCCATCATATAAACTACCATCAGCTTTTGCGTATACAAAATCAGGTAAAGAATTTGCAAGCTCATATTTATCATTCCCACAACTTTCAATTTCTAATTCTATACCAAAATACAATAAGTTTCTTGATTCAAGTTTATCATTATAAAATTTAATGGAGTTTGGGACATAATTATAATCATGTATTAAAAATCGTCTTGTATAGTTATCATAGCAACCATTACACAAACTTGCATTTCTATTAGGTGCATCTTCAGGATAATCTTCATGCGTATATATCATTGGTATTGAATCAGCACGTCTATAAGTATGACCACAACATGCACACATCCAATAATGTTCATGATAACAACTATTACATATCCACTTAGATTCAATTTCCACACGTATAAAATTTATTATATCGGTATAATTATTACATATAGGACATTTCCCATTTATTATTTTATTTTCACCATACTCAGAGGACAGTTTATTATAACAATCAAGACATACTTCCCCTACTATATCCCTTTCTGGGTGATATACCACATAAGCTCCATAGTTGCAAAGATTTCTATCACACATTATACATATATAATTTGGTCGAGGCATTATTACTCTCTACTATCTTCAAATAAACTAATTTCACGTTTATTTCCTACAAGAACATTTGGTATCTGCCTTTTCAACTTCAAGAAATTATACAAATCCGAAAATCTATTTTTGTTGATAGAAACATATTTTATGTAATTCTCAACTGTTAAACTACTCTGTTCAATATGTTCAGTAAACTCAAATAATGCTTGAAGATATTCTATATTCTTATAAAAACTACCTTCGTGTAGCGTACCTCTAAATATTCTTACTTCAATAGTATCAGAATGAACTAAATTCACAGCAGTATATTTATCGTGGCTATATTTTCTATCAGCCTTACGTTTTATTATTTCATCACTACTTTCATTAGTTATGCTTGACCATCTTGATAAACCCATTGAGCCACGTTGACTAATCAATAAGGTAAAATCAGGATTAGCATATACCATCTTTAAGAAGTTATATAAGTGTGATGTAGTAAACACATTTTTAGATAAATGAATATGTATCCCGCAACTTCCAGTTTTATAACTCCATATACCATTCTCTTTAAGTGTTTTTAATATACCACTCCATATATCTCTGTTAGTCATAAACCAATTATAAGTAGCAGGGTTAGCTACTAACTCACAACCCGAATATATATCACAATTATCTAAAATACTACAATCATCGGTTAAATGTATAACCCTATCCCGACTATTTGTATAATCACTAAGTATATCTCCATAATGTACATTACGTTCAGTAGAACCAACTTCTAATTCTATTCCAAAATATAATATATTCCCATTTACTCTGGTTTCATTATTAGTAGATAAAAACTCAAAATCAAAATTATCACAATACCCTTCTTCATTACATTCACAATTTTCACAGTAACCATCACATAAATCATCTATATAATAAAGATAATCACAACCCCTACAATTACTAAAGTTATTTTCATAACAATCATCACAAACATAATCACTTAAAGTATCAATATAATTTACAGTATCGTTATGAAAGTATTTATCACAATCCCAACAGTGTGTGTAATCACCAAAACAATCAATACATACCTTTATATTACCACCATCAATGGAGCAAACATAATGTAAACTTAAATGGTCTGATACAATTTTACCACAATCTTCACACACTGAATCTATTTCAGTTTTATTTTCAAACATTGTACTATCCTATTAAGTTAATTAAAAGCCCTCCCAGATTTCTCTGCCTTATAGTAAAGGTTGGCTTACAATCTATCCATAGAATATATTATATTAAGCACACCACCGAGGAAAACTAATTCTTTTAGTTTTCAATATAACTTGAGCAAACTTACCAATTTTATCTTTTCGTTGAGCTACAAATTTAACAAAATCAAAATATAAATTATCCTCCAGACTGTGTGCAGTTTCAGGGTCATCGGCGGCCTGTCTTTTAATTGCACTTATTTCCTCTTTTATTTTTTCCAAATTCATTTTAACCCCCTAATTATACCATTTTCTACTTGTAACATATTTAACTGCCTCCTCAATTATATTATAATGGCAATCAGGATAGGCTTGTCTATGTTTATTTTATTTAGTGTAAACATACACATAATTAGGCAGGAGTAACTAATAGCTTTTGCTATGAGTTTGATTTGCTTTATCCTGGACGTCCAGTCAACCTACCCTGATATTTTACCTAAACAATAACTTGATAATTCTCACTATTACTAAAGTTATAAGACCAGTAACAAAAGAGCATAAGCCAATACCAATAGCAAGGTAGAAACCTGTAACTATCGGATTAGCTATCGTCATTACTGTTGTTTCCATTTTATTCCCTTTAATTTAGCGTCCTCTGTATTTAGGACAGTGTGTGTAACTACTAAGACAATCAATATCAAAGGATATTATTTTGTTCAAACTATCTATTGTCTCACGTTGCAGCTTATTTTCAGCTTTACATAATTCTAAAGCTCTTTTAAGTTTTTCAATATCTTTGCGATACTCTCTTATATCATCACCTATTCCATACATTTCAGTCTCCTAATTGTTCTTTGTGGTAATCATAATTGCAATCATCACAACAAAAATCAGGGTTATTTTGGCTTCCTTGCCCAGTCTTAAATTGTTTTTTACATTGTTTACATTTTTTCATTTTACACCCTATATATAGACTTTGATTTACAACCAAGTTTAGTAATTGCTGAAAGTTTAGCATGCGTTAAGTTTTTAGCATAGACAACACACCGTTTGTTATTTATGCCTATTGCTCTATACTTTTTTATATCCATAAATTGAAAACAGTTTTTAATATACTTAGGCACTATATCAAGGCTTATTGTTCTCATCTTATACCTCACTTACTTTACCACTTACCGTTTGATTTCCGTCTAAAACTTTAATAATTTCAAAACTTCCGCAAACATATTCACCAGGTAATTCAATTTCTTGTGCTTGTTCTTCTGCTTCTTTATCAGTTGCTACATTGAAAGCATATTCCAAATTGACGTTGACAATTACTGTTTTCATTCTATTTTCCTCTGCTTAAACTTAGATATTGCAGATAAATAATTCAACATGGATTTAGGATGTATATTAGTATCAAATATCATCATATCAATTAGCTCATCAATGCCACCATATTTATTTATCTCAAGCAGTATGGCCTGGGCAAACTTAATAGCATTTTGCTGGCTATCTTGTTTACCTACATCTAAAGTCATTTTTATTTCAACATACATAATTATTTTCCTTGTCTAAACTTATAAACAGGACACTTTTTGTCTTTACAGATTTTGTTTTTGGAACATTCTTTACATAAATTACCATTTACCACATTGCCGCTGTAATTATATTGTATTTCTTTATCTTTATTTGTCATTCTATGTCCTTTCAGTTATTTGTTATATTCTGTTAGTCTGTACTATACGGTTGTTATAACCATTACCCAGTATCGACCATATAGTACAGTATAATAGAATATAAACTTTGTTAAGCAGTAGCAAGTGATATACCTGCCACTGCTACGGCTGAACCTGCTCGCAATTGACTCATTGCTTTTTCGACAGCGTTAAGCAATTCAGCTTCGGCAATTTCCAGTTGCTCATCAGCCCAGTTGTAATTAGCACCGTAGCACTGTCCGAAAACTCGGATGGAGTTCACGGCTTTGTTAAGACGACTGCAAGCAAATACTGTTACATTTGCCTTCTTATCGTCCGATAGCTTGATTTTTCTTGCTCTTGTTGTTTTGGTTTCACTCATTTTTCACCTCTCTATCAAATCATCAAATAACTATTTGTCGGCTTATCCTTGCCGTCTTGCTCTATACTTAAAGTATAACACATATTTTCGATAATGCAAATAAAATCTTTTATTTTCTTGATTTTCTTTTATCGGACGCTACCAACAAAATCCAAATTACAGTAAGCATTAACGTTATTATTGCTATTATTAGCATTATTCTATCCCTTTACCTAACTCCGTCAAGTTTACGCTTTTTATAGTTTGTTGAAAATGGTTTACCGTCCACAAAGTATAGCTTTTTAATCTGATGGTTTTTAGGCCGTATCTCATTATGCCGTTTTATTGCTATACCTTCTTGTTCGGCTTGTATATCAAGATTATCAAGATTTTTGTTCATTTGACTTCTTTAGCTCCCTAAGCATATTTGTTTTTGTATTAGAAGCAAGCAAATATACACAAAATACCATTAGGTTAGCCATACCAGCAGGAGTAAAATTACAATGCTTATTAGCTAATTTATAAGCACTTTTCATTATAATAATCAATCTATCCACATCTATTGTTTTGCTTAATTGCTTATTCATTTCCTATCCTACCTGCAAGAATAAATATAAACCCAACAATTATTATAGACCGTAGATATATCATCTACTTAGTCCTATTTGCAAAGGTGCTTGGGTGTTTGCTTTCATAAGACTCAACAGTTATCTTGTTTGTCTCATCACACATAGGACAACCATTGTTTTCGCAATCAATCCAGACAAAACCACAAACACACTCAAACTCATATTGTTTTGGCTCAATGCCAATTTTAGTTGTTTTCATTTTTTCACCTTAATACCAGAAGGAAAGTGAGCTGAAATCATATTGTTATATAACCTACAATAATCAGCATATAGTTTGTCGGCAGTGGTTTTTGATATACTGCCTTGTTTGACCAACATATCAAGTCTTGCACGTTTGTCTGTCTTATTGTTTGGTAATGATATTGACATAATCAAACTCCTAACATAAACTCAAATATGCCCATACAGCTAACACAGCTATTGTATAGTCAAACCCAATACTATCACATATTTGCTTAATCATTTTAGTTATCCTTTAATCAATTTTTCCTTGGCTACCTAAAGTATAACACATATAAAGGATAATGCAAGTAAAATCTTTAATTTATTTTTGCTTAACTTGTCAAGTTATTAAGTGGTTATCTAACAGCATAATATATTTTTAAGAATAAGTAAATAAGTGCAAATAAATAAACCAACACAATTACATCGTATAAAATAAATAGCAAATGAGATAATATATAATCAAAGTATTTTCTCATTTTCTCATCCCTTACTATAATATCAATTATCCTATGGTACAACAGTACCTACACCCGATACTGCTGTACCATAGAACACCCGATTGCTATATAAAGTATAACACATATAAAGGATAATACAAATAAAATCTTTAGATATTATTCAGAATAGTTATAAATCCTTATACAATAAGGACTTATAGATGATAATTTATTTTCCTTAATATAATTGTTACAGTGGATGTAACTTTTATAATAAGCATAATGAATATAATTGATATAGTTGATATAATAAGGAATGTAGTATAATCATTACAGTTGACAAGACTATTATAGCTAACACAATAAGTGTATTATATGTAACTAATAAACCTGTTACCACTCCCACAAGCCCACATATACTCACGCACGCTTAGGTTATAGGACTATATAACTACATTGAGCGTAGCCACTGACAGGACAGGTATAAACTTTACCAGGCTTTAGTCCGTATGTCGCTTACGCTCCGATAAGGGGGTAGGTAGCAGTATGGTAAGGACAGGCTGTGGGTGTCTGGTACAGGACTTGAGAAAAATTATAAATATTATACCTATGAAAATATAACAAAGATAAACCAGCCAATTAAAGCAATAAAAACAATTGATATATAAAAGTATGCTTCCCAATCAAATTTCATTTTATATTCCTCATTGCTTCTCTAATCAAATCATTGCTCGGATTTTTAATTCCGCTTAAAATTAAAATATTTTTATGTATTTTTTCATCCTCAGTTAATGGCATACCTATATTATTTATAGCTGCTTTGATTAAATCTTTGTGCTTTGTATATTTCTTAGCCATTTTGTTCATCCTTAAAGAACTCACCAAACAAATCGCCCGCATCATCTAACTTCTTTAATTGCCTTAACTGTGCATTAGCCTTTGCTATAGGTAATATCCCTAATATATCTTTACTAAACATTCTTTTGCATAAAAAACATTTAA